AGCTCAGTTCGCCCAGCTAGATTCAAACGACCTAAGCCCAATGCAACAGGTAGACATGGCTGCTGCCCTGCTATGGGATTTGGTCAAGCTGGCTCACAAGTACGCACCTGTGACTTACGCTTCGGTTGCTTCAAATCATTGTCAGTGGCGCTTCAACGGGCAGACTGTTGGCAAGCCAGGACAAGATGACTGGGGGATTGTTATCCTGCAACAGCTTCGCAGACTAAGTAGCGAGCTTGGTATGAATGTCACTTACCTAATCCCTGACCCTTACGATGAGTCGCTGGCGTTTGATGTATTTGATGACAAGTTTCATGTCATCGGTTTAGCTCATGGACATCAGGCAAAACGACCTAACGGTATGGAAGGCTGGCTACAGAAGCAAGGATTCTCTAATGCGCCGATTGCCGCTTGGACTACATTTGTCAGCGGTCATTTCCATCATCTTCGAATAGAAGAACTTGGTCAGTCGCATAACGGCGGATCACGCTACTGGGTACAGGCAAGCACGATGGACAATGGCTCTGATTGGTTCAGGCTTCAGTCGGGAACTGACAGCGCAACTGGAATAGTTTGCTTTGAGCTAGAGCGACAAGTACACTTCCAAGGAACCGTCTACAAACTGTAACGGAACAAGAAAGGGAAAAATGAAAGTTTCAGCAAAGATATTAATAGGGGATAACAGGCAGACCCTAGAGTCATTACCAGACCAGTCAATACAGACTGTAGTTACATCACCGCCGTACTGGGGTCTACGAGATTACGGTAATGACAATCAAATAGGACTAGAACAAACACCTGACGATTTCATAGAACAACTGTGTGTTGTCTTTGATGAAGTATGGCGTGTGCTGAAAGATGATGGGACTATCTGGGTAAACCTTGGTGATAGTTATGCTGCCATGCGTGACAGTAAAGCATCTCCAGATTCTCTCAGAGAGGGAGACGGGACAGCAGTTCCGAAAGCTGCCAACCGTAATCCAGCAAATCTAAAAGCCGCTGGACTAAAGCACAAGGACTTAGTAGGTGTTCCGTGGCGATTTGCTTTTGCCATGCAAGCAAGAGGTTGGTATCTAAGGTCTGACATCATCTGGCATAAACCAAACCCAATGCCAGAATCGGTCACAGATAGACCAACTAAATCGCATGAATACATTTTCTTGATGACGAAAAATGCAAGGTACTACTACGACCACAAAGCAATTCTTGAACCAGTATCGGATGTAAGTCTCAAACGCGCAGAGTATGGATGGGACTCAGACAGACCAAGTACAAAAAATGCAAGCATGGGCGGTACTGGAATACATGTAGAACAAATGGGGACTCGGTTTGTCAATCCAGAGGGCAGAAATAAAAGAACAGTATGGACAATAACTACCAAAGGATACCCAGAAGCTCATTTCGCTACCTATCCACCTGACTTGATTTTGCCATGCATACTTGCTGGCTCAAAGGAAGGGGATACGGTCCTAGACCCGTTTAGCGGCTCTGGAACCACGGGCGAAGTAGCACTCAAGCATGGCAGGAACTACATTGGGCTTGAGCTAAATCCCGAATACGCTGCAATTTCAGAAAAAAGAATTACCGATGCAATAGGCATGTTTGGCGAAATACAAGTGACATGATTGAAAATAGAAACCGTAGAAACTACTGCTGGGAAGAAGTAAATGCAAAAGAAACGACAGGTGCGAGGACTTGCGATAATCCTAACTGCGTTCGGCCTGCTCATGTCATTCCTGCTATTGAGATGGAGTGGTGGGACATCAGCTATCGAACAGGCAAAAAGCTTACGCATCAAGAAATCTACGAAAAGATAGTGAGTGAGTCATGGTAGCAATACTTTTGATTTGCCCTAATGGACACATGCTTGAAATGATTATCGGACCAAAAAGTTCTTTGCCTTCGGTTTGCCTAACCTGCAACACACCCTTTGGGAAAAAGTAATGCCAAACTTAGGAAATGAAGCACCAGTGTCTGCCACAGACATCTGGCTTACTCCGCCATACATTCTTGAGGCATTGGGTCCTTTTGAGCTAGATCCATGTTCTTCAGAAAATAGACCATGGGACACGGCAAAGACACACTACACAATAAAAGATGATGGGCTAATTCAAGATTGGTTAGGTCGAGTTTGGTGTAACCCGCCATACGGACCTAAGATGGCCCCGTTTTTAGAAAAGCTTGCTGCACATCCAGACGGCGGTATAGCGCTTGTGTTTGCTCGAACTGAGACTAGAGCTTTCTTTGACCATGTTTGGGCAAAAGCAACTGCAATGCTTTTTTTGAAAGGCAGAGTCAAGTTTCACAAATCAGATGGCACTGTAGCTGGACCTGCAAATAGCCCTTCAGTCCTAATTGCTTATGGAGAAGCTGAAGCTGAAGTCCTAAAAAATTGCAAACTAAATGGAAAGTACATAAGAATAAACTAATGCCAACTTACGAGTACCAGTGCCAGTGTGGAGACACAGCCACCATTGTTCGGTCAATCACAGCTGAGGAAAATAAACCTATCTGCGCTAAATGTGCTGTTGAGATGACAAGAATCTACGATAAGCCTGCCATTGAGTTCAAGGGGGATGGTTGGGCTGGTAAAGACTCCAAGTAAAACAAGGGGGGCCTTTTCTGTGGGGAATCTTTCCAGAAAAAAGCAAAAAAGAGGGGGGCCGTCATGTATGCAAAACCTTGCCTAGATTGTGGAAGGCTGACCAAAGGCGCTTCCCGCTGTGAGATTCACCAGACAATGATTGAGCAAAGGCTAGAAGCCAAGCGTGCCGAAAGAAAAAGAGAAACAGGCCAGTACGCAGGAGACTACAGAAAGCGTGCCAAGCAGGTCCGAGACTCAGCCCTTTACTGCCACCTATGCAACGAGGGCATGAGAATAGATGACCCATTCCAAGCTGACCACTTGATACCAGGAGACCCTAACAGCCCATTAGCCCCAGCTCACAGATCCTGCAACGCTCGCCGAGGAAACAAGCCGCTAACAAAATAAAATTCTGACTGACTCAAACATTCGGTTCGGATTCGGTTCAACAGTTAGCGACAAAGATTCCGAGATTCGGTCAAGGTTCGGTTCGACTAAGAGCTGAGATTCGGTCAATATTCGGTCAGGATTCGGTTGGAAATTCTCCCAGACAGGGCCAAAAGGCCACTCGAACACTTGTACGAAACACTTGTCCTAATGGCTAATCGAACACTTGTCCGAACGCTTGAAACAGGCAAACAGGACCACACGGCCCGACAGACACACCCCCACGGATACGGCGAGCGCCTGAAGCCACCCGCGAGATATTGAAGCCACACGCCTAACCCCGACACTCCCGACAGACTGCCCCGCTGTGATCCGCGACACGCCCGACAGGAAAGCACGGGCCAGAAATTGCCACGGCGGGCATATAAGAGGTACACGCGCCCCCGACAGGACAGGGAACCCAGACAGGGCAAACAGCGCCAAAATTGGCAATTATAACGATTGTATAACGACACGAAAAAAACGGAAAAAAACGCAAAAAAACCTAAAAAATGTGCTAGGTTGGACACATAGCCCAGACAGGGCCTAAACGAAAGGGAAAGCAACATGAACGCACTAGAAGCTAAAGCGATTGAGTTGGCAGATATGGCAAAGGCACACGGCCTAGACCCAAAAATAGATGTTCGCGGGGATTGGCTTGTCTATCTTGATTACACACACAATTTTTACAGCATCATTACTTACACGGAAACAGGAAAAGTCCGCGTGGAAAGTTTTGATGTTCACGGCGGATGCAGAAAAGAAAAAATCTCACATAAAAATCTAGATGAGTGTTTACAGTGGGCAGGCGAGCGCAAGAAAAGGGCAGACGAAATACAAGCAAAAAAGGAAGCCGACAAGTTTATCTCTGACCACTTCAAAATTATTACCGTTGGTTTCTAATCGAGATCAGGAAAGGGAAAAGAAAATGAAACTAACTCTGAATATGGTGTTTTTGTTTCTCATCTTGCTAGTTTCTTGGAACTTACAGGACAACGGGCAACCTATGGCGGGCGCGTTGCTTTTAGTGGTGTCGCTTGCTTTGTCTTTTCTGATACAGCTAGAAAAAAACTAGAAGGCTAAAAATGTATCTCAGCAAAATACAAGTTAAGAATCTGTTTGTTAAGAATTTCAGCAAGTACGCGATCAGCGGACTTAGGCGCGGGCGAGTTTGTTTTTACAGTTCAACAGGGTACATGTTTGACGAGCTAGCAAACGGGTTTGTCCAAGTGGATTATTTTGTCAGCGATGCGACAGAGGAACGGCGGGCCGAAATTAAGAAAGCAAAACTAGAGCAGGCGCACAATCTACTCATGACAAACGGCTTTGAAACAAACGGCCAAGGATACAGAAAACAACGCTAGACAAAAAACGAAAGGGAAAAATGTTAACAACATACGAGGAAATAAAAGCGGAACTAATCAGCGAGTGGGAACACCTAACCGAATCACGCTTGCACGAATACGCGGAAAGCAACACGCCAGTTTACTATTTTGAAATTGCGAAAGAGTGGCAGGCGCTACCAATGGAACACTCTGACAGGTGGCAAGAGTTCGCAATTGAGTTCACGCCCGACACAACTATTTTTAGTTTGATGACAACAGACTTACACCTTTATTACATGGAGCTAGTCCAGAAGGCTTTTGAAGAAATCACCGAAGAAAAACAACAACAAGAAAACGAAAGGGAAGAAAAATGGGACAGTATCACAAGCTAGTTAACCTTGACAGAAAAGAGCAGGTATCACCTTACAACCTCGGACTAGGTGGCAAACAATACGAGCAGACAGGAGAAAACGGGTCATTATCTGACGCGTTATATCTGCTAGTGATGACCTCACCTAGTAGAGGCGGGGGAGACTGGGAAAGTTTTCCCGACTTGTCGGGCCGTTGGGCTGGTGATCGCGTTGTGGTCCTAGGAGATTACACCGAAGACCAAGACTTGCCAGCTTATGAAAACGCATCGAAACTATACTCACAAAGCTACGACTGGACCGACCTATCTGACGAAGTAGCAGTTGCATTAGGGAAGGTGTTTGGGTTTGAGATTGACACCGCAGAAAGCGGATGGAGAACCCGAAAGCAACTAGAAGGCCACTGGCTAAACAAACTATAAAAACAAGGAAGGGAAAAACAAAATGGCAACAACTAGCAAGGAACTAATCGAGATCCTGCAAAAATACACGAAGCCAGACGAGATTCTAATCTGGCAATATTACACGCGCCACGATTTCGCATATGACGAAAACCAACCACTTTTGACAAGAGCGCAATTTGCTAAAGTGTCGGACAGGGTTGGGCACTGGGAATTGTGGACAGAGGCACACGAAGGAATAAACGAAGCAATCTGGGAACTACAGGGAAAGAAGTCAGACGATGAAGTATAACGAATACGAACTAGAGCTAAATTTTGACGGGTCATGGACACGCTTCGTTATTGAGTCGCTACATTATGAAATGTTGAGGCCACAATTAGAAAACTGGCCCGACTTGCTTTTCATACGCATTAGAGACAAAGGCGCTACAGTCTGGACCGAACTAGACCGAAAAGAATTAGCAAACAGCTAATAAAAAACGAAGGGAAAACAAAATGAGTTGCAAATGTGAAAACAAAAACAAGTATGACAACAATGGCATCTACGCTACTGAGGATCTAATCGAAATGTTTTGGGGACTATTAAAAGACGGATACACGGGCTTAGGCTTTGGGCTAATTCTTGACCTAATCGAGCGCGATGTTGAAGACCAAAGACAAACAAAACAACTAGAGCAGGCGGGCGAGTAATGAACACTTGTGCTGACTGCAAATCAAAATTTAATTTTGATGATGGTGGCTTCATTTGGGATGAAATGACATATTGTCAATTCTGCGATCCTGAGGATGCTAACTAATGGGAGCGATGAAAAGAGAATTGGAGCGCTTGGCCGAAATTGTTATCTTCGGAACACCCGAAACGATACAGCGCGAATTCACAAAAGCAAACGGCCTAAGCGATAACGGAGCGATTGGGCTAGTCTCTTATGCGATTGAATTTGCTAGAGACATCGCGCCCTTGTGTGAGTGTGGCGAAGATTACGCGGCAGACCTTCACGCCAGATACCCGCAATTTGTGGAGCAGATAAACAACGCACCCGCAAAAATCGAACGCGTACTAAGCAACGCGGAAGACGGCTGGTAATGGCTAACGCAAATCGAACCCGCGCAATACTAGCAGCGCAAAAAGTCAGGCGGGTAGATGATCCAAAGGCGATTGAAAACGCTTTGAAGCTAACAGCGGAACAGCGGAAAGCAATCTATAGCCCCAAGTCTGCAACACAAGCCCCTCAGCACTTACAGGGGAGCGAGTGGGTTAGAGCTTGGCGAACAGTAGAGCGCATAACTTACGGCCTCACCGCCTTTAGTGCGCTATTGTTCGGCGGACTGGTAGCAGGTGAGAGCAGGAAGGCAATCAAGAAATAAACACACACGCAACACAGCGAACCCCTAGGCCCCGTGCTTAGGGGTTTCGCTTTGTCTTCATGCCCCCGCCCCCTAGGTGGCACACACGCGAGACAGATAAGGAAACAACAAAGACAAAGGCAAGGGCAGGCCCCGCCCCTAGCTAGGGAGACGGCACACGGGCCAACAAATCAAGAGGCAAAAGGAAAAGACAAAGACCCCGCGGATATCAAAGACAGGGGCAGGGCTACCCGCTGAGGATACAGAGACAGGGCCACGGCCCCCGCCCGCGCCGTACTGGTCCGAAGGCCAGAGACAATCAAAGGCCAAACACAAGGGCAAAAACAACCCGCGCAGATACAGGCCAAACAAGGACCTAATCTGTTAGCCTTGTGCGCCTTGTAGAGCGCTTGGAATAGCTAACAGGCAAATCACTACACCGCCAAAATACGGCCTCTATACGCCCCGCCTACGCCCTGCAAGGCTAGAGCTAGGCCATGCCCCCCGTGTAGCCCCCTAGGGTGGGGTAATTTCTGACACGCCCACACGCTCCGAGAC